TGCCAAGGCCCTGACAAACGCCTTGGAACGGCTGATGATAGCCATATCACCCGCTGACTTGGAGCAGAACCACGCCCTCCTGTGCGAGTACCGCAGGGCTTGCGAGTTGCTGGGGTACGACCCCGCCAAGGCTCAATGGGCGGGGATTCACGAAGTGTCAGCCTCCCAGTTACCCAAGGACGAAGACCATACCGTCTGCTACTACCCGCTTTTAAACCCCGAAGAATGAGAAATATCACCCACCTCGTCGTCCATTGCACGGCCACGCCAAAGAACACCACCATCGCATCCATCCGCAAACATTGGAAGGAGGGGCTTGGCTGGAAGGCGGTCGGGTACCATAAGATTATAGAACCCAACGGGAACATCATGACGCTGGCCACCGACGACAAAGTGACCAACGGGGTTGCAGGACACAACTCCACCAGCCTCCATGTGTCCTACATCGGGGGGAAAGAAACGGACGACCGCTCCATCCAGCAACGCCAAGCCATCGCAGGGGTGCTACTCTCTTGGTTGCAGAAATATCCCAAGGCCCGCATTTGCGGACACAGGGACTTCCCAGGTGTCAACAAGGCCTGCCCGCAGTTCAATGCGGAGAAGGAGTACGGCTACCTTTACCTAACGGCCTCCGATACGCAGGAGGGTTAATACAACCTATCCGCAGGTGTGAAGGTGGCGTGCAGTTGCAGTTCGGGTCCCTTGTTGTCCTTGCTCGAATTGCGGCTGGTTTCAAGTTTCATCCAATATCCACCCAAAGGCTTTGGGCCTCGTCCTCGCTCAGTATGAAAGCCCATGTACCCTCCGTCCCATTCTTCCTTGTAAGTCGCAGTACGCAGTTGGTGAATAGGTTTTTGAAGGAGCGTCTTCGTGGAGCGGTCATAGCGGTGAATCATGTTTTGGTGATAGTACAATTCGTGGACATGGCCCATCCAGGTCAAGTCGTAGCCTTCGGTGGATGCGAGGAGGCGTTGGTCGGCAATTACTCCACGGGTGACCACCCCACCCCCTGCGCTCCCATGAAAATAATGCACTACGAAGTTGACCCCACGGATTGCATCATGCAGAACTCGGATATCAATCGTGCCGCCGTATCCACCGACCTCAACCGCTGACCCTGTGGCGTAGTTGAGGGTGCTTGCGAAGCGTTGCAGGATGTCGGTTTCTTGGTGGTGGATGATCGATGTTTCGTGGTTGCCATATCCAACAAGCAGAAGGTTCTTGGCGTAGGGGGCAAACCATTCCACCGCCGTGTTGACGATGGAATCCAAATAGCGGGCGTTGTTGTGTTCTTCACGGATGTCTTCCTTGCTCCTGCGTGGGTCGCCCTTGCCTTGCATCAAACAAAAAAAGTCACCATTAACGATGACTCCTGCGTTGCGGCGTTGTGCCTCTTTCAGATGGTTGGTCAGCAGCCCCCTATCGCAGTGCGGGTTGTCCCAATGCAGGTCGCTGATTAAAAGAAACTCCTGCCCACTTTGGCAGGTGATGTCGTGGATGTTTCGGGAATGCTTAGTGGTTGGCAGAATCATCGCTGGGATTTAAGTGTTGCGTTTTCGGCTTCAAGTTGCTGGATGGTGTTCTCCAGCAACTCTATCCGCTCTCGCAAACTTACAATCTCGTTGCGTAATTCGGTCAACTCTTTCTTTTGAGCCTCAGCGGTTTCCTGCCACATAGCCAGCACCGCTTGGGCTTGCTTCACTTGTAGGGAATCCGCCGTGAAGCGTCCCCGTGTCAGCCAAGCAATAGCACCGCCAACGATTGCGCTGACCGTGCCGATGATAGTGGTTTCGATTAGGTTCACTACTTGCTCGGTTCGCCCTTTGATTTATCCAACGCCATCCAACCTACTGAAAGCAAGGTCAATACCGAGCCAATGATTTCGGTGAGGGTAGCGGTGTCAAGGATACCTTTGGCGACGAGTGTACCGCCGATGAAGGTGAGCAAGTGACGGAGCAGAGCGATGACGGCTGATTTCATAAGTGGAAGTTTTGGTTGGTCGGGGTTGCGCTTAAATAGGCCCATGGTTGTAAATGTTTTTATTTGGAAGGTGTTGCAAATTCTTGGTGGTCAGCAGCGTATTGTTCTTCCCACCCGCTGAACGAATGCAATCCAAAAGGGGCGGGCCATACCACAAATGCGGTCAAGGGTTCGGGGCAGGTGTCGTGGAACAAGATGTCCACGCAGACGGCCTTGTCTATCTCCCCAACCTGCACGGCGAAGTCCAGCGGTTGCAGGTCTTGCAGTACCTTGTCAGCGGTGGCCCCGTCGGGGAAGGCGAACTTGCGGAAGGTGGGCATATTAGGGGGTTGTCAGCGTTGCGAGTTGTTCCAAACTGACCCAAGTGGTATCGCCGTTGTCAGCCATTAAGAGTGCGCCTTCGTTGGTTGTGTGTAGAATCGTCATGGCGTTGTCAGCGTTATGAGTTCGGCATCGGTCAGCCTTGTATTGTAGAGGGCGATGGCACGGATGCGGGCATTCGCTAATTGTGGGTTATCTGACCCACTAATGGATAACGATGTAAGCGACGAAATCGTCTGCGCTCCACCATTGATAAGTGTTATTTTTGTTCCATTGATAAAAAAAGCCGTCCCTGTACCATCATAGGCCCAAGCGATTTTAATTGCACCTGTAGTTTCGGGGGCGAGTGCTAAAATATCGCTTTGACCATTCACAATACTTCGGACGACATTTGTCGTGGCAATGGCTAAACCAATGTTATTGCTTGCACCAAATAATTGCAGCCAACGGTTTGGACTTGATGTCCCTTTAAACGAATAAGTTAGGTCAGCATAAAACACTCCAGCCGTCTGCCCGATGCTTCCGCTGACGGCTCCGCTCACGGAGATGACATCTGCGCTTCGGCTTCCCGTGCCTGTGGTGGTGGGGATGGGCGATGTAGCAACAGGCCCGACCTCCCCTTGGGTAAAGTCCACCTCAATCACATCGCCGCTGACCGCCATGCGGAATCCAACAGTTCCACTTGCAACCGTTTGCGCTGCACAAGCGACTTGGGTGTATAGTGACGAAATTGTAACGGTGGTCCAATTTGTTCCTCCGTTGGTTGTCATTTGAATTGCCCCCGTCCCCGTAACACGGCGAACATAGGCCGAAAATACACGGCTCTGCGATGCGTGGGAAAGGGCTTGCAAGACCGTTCCACTTGCCGCCGTAGCAGTCAAAGTTGTGGCCCCCGATACAACCCCATCAGCACCGACGGCGTTCTTTGCTCTTGTTACATTTGTCCCTGACCAAACGGCATTGGATAGGTCACGAGAATGCAACGCCAAGTTCGTCCCCGAAGGCTCTACCAAGAGCGCAGGACACCCCGTCACGCCTCCGCTGGTGTAGTAGTCCAAGCGGGGGATGCCCGATGCCACCGATTCAATCAGTCCCGCAGAATCAAACCGCCGTGCCGCCGTGTTGCGGGTAACGGTGAAGTCCCCGTTGGCCGTCGGGATTTGCGAGTAAAGCGTTCCCGTCTTGAATCGGGCGGGGACTATGAGTAGTGAAGGCGTGGGCATATTAGAAGTTGAATATTACGGCGAATCGGGCTTGCAGGCAACCGCTGACGGCGGCCTCTGCCGCTGCTGCCCCGTCGGTCGTAGCACGGGCGTTGAAGGCATCCCACGCAAGTTCTGCGGGGGTCTTGCCCATCACCATTGAACGGGGGTAGCCGTAGCCGTAGCCTATCAGCATTACAGGAAGGTGTATCCGATGACGCTACCAACGGAAACCGTTACCGCCGTAATCTTGCCTCCGTTGCGACCGCAAATCACGATGCCTGCGGAGATGGATTTGGTCGAAAAGTTGTAAGCGGTCAGCAGGTTCTCGCTGCCTGTACCCGTGAGGGTGGTCATCGTTGCGGCTGAATTGACGACAAGAAAGTCGTAGTTTTTGCCCGTTGCGGCTGCACCTGAATCAATCAGTTCGCAAGTACCGCCCTGACCGAGCATTTGTTGGAGAATAGGAGTTGGCATTTTATTGGGGTTGCTTGTATTGGTAAATGTAGGTTAGGTCGGAATTTCACAAACGGAGTGAGAGTACGGGATAGCAAACGATAGAGTAGCCACCCACCCCGCCGTGCGGTCGTCACGGCTCTCCACAAACCTCGTAAGGCTGACGCTGGTAGAAAGGGTCCACTCCTGCGTCGGGTCGTTTGTAAGGGCTGAAATGAAGTCCTGAGCGATTTGTAACTGGTCGCTCAAAACCTCGTCTTCGTTATCTTGCCAACCCAGCGTCGGACTGCCCGAAACCACGCCACCCATCGTGGCAATGGATTCCACTCGGTCGCTAAAATAGACACCGACCACAAGAGCCAAAGTCCCAGCATCCGTGCTCGCTGACTGAACATCCGCAAAGACGAGCGGATAGACGATGCGCTCACGGCTTGGGGTGCGGAGGTTTATCGTGTTGTCGGTCCCGATTGCAAGCGGGTCGCCCGTTCCGAAGGAGTTGACCTGCGGATGAGCATTTGCAAGCGCAAGGAGTGCTTGCTTTATTCGTATCCAAGACATAGGCTTGTAGTTTCAAAATGTTTTTAGCGTGTGCGCCCATCGTTAGCAGTTGTTGCAGTAAGGGTCGTAAGGCCATGGGCGGTCCAGTCCAGCACCACGGCGCAGGGTGCGGGCATCCAAGGCCATCCCCGTGTTGTAGTTCGTGCCGTTGGGGTAAATAGTATCCAAAGCCGATGGCGGAGAGTTAAAGAGCGGGTAATTCGCCTTCTGCTCCATGAGGTAGCGGGTAATCCTTTCGGAGTACCACTCCGCATCGTTTTTCACTTTGTCGGTGAGGCGGGTAATCTCGTCCATGGACATTTGGGAAGATTCCTCGCTGGTACGGCGGACCATTCCCTTGTTCATGTATTTAAAGGCCAATACCATGGGTAACTCGTAGTAGAGCCATTGCACCATGGCGGGCTGGATGTAGTCTTCCAGCAGAGTGGTGTTCAGGGCCGTGGTCGTGCCGCTCACCACTTGCGTCACCATTTCCGAGTACAGGGCCGACCCAACGATAGGCTGAATCCGCATCTCTTGGACCTTCACGATGGTGGGCCGTATCTGCGTAAAGGAAACATTCTCGTTGATTACGGAGTTGTCCAGCAGGGTTTGTTCGCTTATGAATAGTGCCTTCATGCTTTTGAAATTTTGTTTCCCTTGCGAATGACCAACTGCTGCTCCCACACATGGCGGCATTGCGGGCGGTTCACTCCGCTGGCCGTGTGATACCAACCGCCTCGGCGATTCCATACGGAGTAGCCCATGATGTTACTGATGCCGTTGATGTCGTCACGGGTGTAAACCTTGCCTTGGTCAGCAAGGTCCAGCATCACCTTGCAGAACTCACGGCTGGTCCTCTTGTCCTTGTTGCTGAATCCAGCGGCCCATGCGTATTTGTAGCGGACCTCCAGTACTGGTTCGGCCACTTCCTTGATGTTCTTGGGCAAGTTCTCCGAGGCGATTTGGTCCACGGCCCTTGCGATGGGGTAACGGTCTTTGGTAATCAAGTAGGCGACCCGCTTGGCGACCTTGGCCTTGCTGACCCCGAACTCCTTGGCCATTTCTTCAACGCTTGCGTCCCGATTCTTCTTGCGGTACTTTTCGATTTTCTCGTCCAGTTCCTTTTCTTCCTCCCCCAGTTCAGCGAAGGCTTGACGCACTTGGTCGTCTAAGTCGGTGTTAAAACGCATTGGCTTGGAGTGCATTACCACATACTCGTCGGCGTTGCTCCCAAACTTGCTTGCAACGACCTCCAAGACCTTGAACTCTTCCTCGCCCCATCCGTAGTCCTCGTCGTCTTCTTCGCCCCATTGGGGTTCGCTGAACGCCTGCTCTTGAACTCCGAGCAGAGTGTTCACTTCTTCGGGGGTCAAGCCAAAACCAGCGGATAGCATGGTGCGGGCCATCTCCAGCGTGATTTTTTCTTGGGCGTAGTGACGGACGATTCGCATGAGGTTTTGGTACTCCCTGCCCGACAATTTCTTGATGTTGTCGTTGCCCATGACCATGGGTGTTTGCGGTTGCTCGTCGGGTTGGGGATTGGGTCCCACCACATCGGCGGGTTGTTTTTCCAACGCAGGAAGGCCCGCTTTCTCACGCAGTTCTTCGGGGGTCATGATAGTCAGCAGGGCTTGCTCGGATAGACGCTCCGTGATGGGTTCCACGGGGATAAGTTCCATACCTTCCACGCCGTTGAACGAACCCAAGTAGTTCATCATCCGCTCCACCTTCCGCACTCGGTCGTTCACATAGGTCGCCTTGAATAGTTCGTACGCCTCCACCAGTTCCTGCCGCCCTCCCAGTTGGCCTTCGGTCTTCACCCCGAATAGCATCGGGTTCACGACCCTGTGACTGATGAAGATTTCCGACTGGATGGCTTTGTTCAAAATCTCGAACTGCTTATCCATGTCCGATGGCGTGAGCGGTTCAAGCGTCGGGGCTTTGCTGACATCATCATTAAAAGTCACAACGAATCGTCCAGCGTTATCCGTCCCGCTGAACTTGCGCTTGATTTGACGCTCAATGTCGCCCTGTTCTTCGGGGGTCGGGATGCCGTTATTGAAGTTGATTAAATACCCGCCCCAAAAGTTGTTCCGCAGGTTGTTGTTGTGAAAGTTCGCCACCTGCACATCGGCTTCAATCCACGCCAATCCTCCCATGTATTCGGGGAGCGGATAGGACTTCACGCCTGCGGCGTACACCCTGTAATAGAACAGTTGCTTGCCGATACGGTTATCTGCATCAAAGGCGGGGATTTTCTCTACATCGCCGATTTTGGGGTAGAGTTGGACCATTGCATCGTCGTACCAATCGGCCACCTGAAACATCCGCTCGTCTTTGTCAACTCGGATTTTTTCAAAGGGAATGTGTTCCATCTTCGCAATGGTTCCCATCTTGTTCCAAGTCACGGCAACCGCAAAACCGTTGAATAGTTCAAGGTCCAAGACGAGTTTTTCCGTGATGTCGTTGAGGTCGTCATGCTCGCTCAAACCATCAAAGAACTTGGCGTAGCGGGCCTGCTGCTCAACCGTCATCTTTTCGCCAGGCTGCCATCCGCCACCCACGATGTAGTTCACTTTGCCGTTGACAATAGCGTTGTGCTTGCTGCTCCTGCGGTAGTTGTCCAGCAGGTAATAGGGGTACTCATTGAACGCCCCGTAGGTGATGTACTTGCCCGCTTTGTTTTCAAGCATGACGGGGACTTTATGCTCAATCCCAAGCCATTGGGTGAATGATTGCTTTATACTCATAGCGTGTGTACGGTAAAGTTGAGGGCCGAAATCGTGATAGCACCGCCATCGCTCACGGCGTTGATGTAGATAGTGAACTCGTCATTGACTGCACCTTGCAGGATGGCTTCAAGCGTGACCGCATGGCCGTTGTTGTGGCCCGTGGTGATGTCAGTCATTGACTGCGGAATGATGGTTCCGTTCTTGGCGATATAGATGATTATTTGGTTGCCGTTGCCTTGCGAGAATACCATGCTTGCCGATACCCGCAAGGCAGCACTCGTCGTCCCTGTGTAGGTGATGGCGGTGGTTGTGCGGGTAAAGTTGTAGGCAGTCAGCAGTCCCGATTTCAGCGGGGTTGTTAACTTGACCGCCTGCCCTTGGGTCGGGGTGAAGTTCTTGGATTCGTCCAGGTACAGGTTGGCCACGCCCCGCTCTCGGTCCAAGGTGGCGGTGTCTGCGAGGTCGTCAAAGAGGCCACCGACACGGGCGGCGGTGTTCGCTCCTGCGGCGGTTTCGTTGGTGATGGTTGCGGCACTCGTCTGCAACTGGGTTCTCGTTTGTACGCTCATGCGAAAGAGGGGTCAAAGGTGGAATCAAACACTCGCTCATCGGATGCCCCGAAGACGGTGTACTGGATTAAATTGGCGAAGGTATTGAATGTCAGCGAAACTACCTGTACATACGCCAAGCCCGTTTCAACCACCGCAACGGCTGCACCAACCGTGGAAGAGGTATCGTAAACTTCATACTTATACGAGCCTGTTTCAAGCGACCCCACGGCAATCTGAAATTTGTCATAGCGGTTGGTGTAGTTGGAAAGGTTGGCCGTCTTGAGGATTGTGAAGTCGGTGGTCAGGTTCTTGGCGATGTTCGTGAGCCGCAAGATGTAACGGTCGCCCGTAGAGGCCCGCTGCGTCCAAGTGACGACGATAGTGTTCGTGGTGTTGGGGGATAGGTAAATCACGCTATCCTTAAATGTAGGATGCGCCCGAATTTCACAATTTGCGCCCGATGCTTCGGTAGAGTTCGGCCCTCCGCTGGGCGGTCTTGCTGATGTCAAAGCGTTCACGGACATCCTTGGACAACTGCACGGCCAAGGAGCGAGCGTAGTCGGGATCGTTTACGAACTTCCTCACCGCCTTGTACCATGCGTCTTTCTTGCCGTAGGGCATCAGCAGCCCGTTGTGACCGTGGACGATTATGTCGGTGTATGGGATGGTTTCCGAGGCGATGATAGCCTTGCCCATCCAGCCTGCTTCAACCACTTTCAACTCCGATTTGAGGCGGTTGAACTTGGTATCACGCAGGGGTGCGATGGTGGCGTTGATGAAGTTGTACCCGCCCACATAGGAGTAGATGTCAGCCGCTTGGATGCGGCCGTAGTTCTTGTTCAGCCCACGGCAGGAAAGCATCCGCTCGTAGTCATCGTAAACGGGGTTGCCGTCGTTCCACCCGCCAAGGTAGATTTTGTATCTCCCGTCAAGGGATTTGTCGTGGGCAAGCAGGCCAAAGGAATGCTCCACGAGGGCAATGTCCTCTTGGTGTTGCGCTCCGCCGAACCAGCCAATCTTGAACAGGTGCGGTTCGGGTTCGGCAGTCGTGTCGGGGAGGTACTGCTGATATGCTTCGTAGGGTTCGTTTGGTAGGATGGTAACGGCCTTGTTGAGCAGGCGTATCTTTTGGGCGAGGTGTTCGGTGGTCCC